CCTACAACATTACAATTTAAATTCTTGCTTAAAAGGAGAAAGCTATGACTGGTTTAAACATTAACCACCTCACCCCGTTTACTGTAGGTTTTGATCGAATGCTCGATCGATTCGAAGTACTTACAGATCAAATGAATCGAACCGGAGGATCCGGTTTCCCTCCCTACAACATCCGTAGAGACGCTGACGAGTTCTATATCGATATAGCGCTTGCTGGTCTTGACCAAGACGATGTTGAAATCGTAGTAGAAAATGGAACACTGACAATTCGTTCTACATGGGACGAGCAAGGTGATTACTTCAACGCTGGAGGGGAAATTCTTCACCGCGGAATCTCATTCCGTAAATTCACTCGCAAATTCGATATTGCGGATGACATTGAAGTGAAAGGTGCCGAATTCGTTAACGGTCTTCTTACAGTTCATCTCGAAAGAGTAGTCACCGAAGAGAAGAAGCCTAAGAAAATCGAAATCGGTAATACGAAAAAGCTGCTGAAAGGCTAGCAAAACTTTTTATAATGGAGATACATTATGAATCCTAGAACAGGAAGACGAGTGCCTGACGTCACTTTTCAAACACGCGTACGAGACGACTCCGTTGGCGGACCTAATCCTTATCGATGGGAAGCTATCGGGTCGAGCGACCTCTTTGCTGGAAAGCGAGTAGTCGTATTCTCTTTGCCCGGTGCATTTACACCAACATGCTCAACATATCAGGTGCCAGGTTTTGAAGAAAACTATAATCTGATTCGTGAGCTTGGAGTTGACGAAGTCTATTGCGCTTCTGTTAACGACTCATTTGTTATGAATAAGTGGGCAAAGGATCAGGGTGTTGAAAATGTAAAAATGATCCCAGATGGTACGGGTTGTTTTACACGACAAATGGGTATGCTCGTAGACAAATCAAACCTTGGCTTTGGTATGAGATCTTGGCGTTATGCTATGGTCGTAACTGATGGCGTTGTCGAAGCATTCTTCGAAGAGCCAGGTCTGAGGGATAATGCTTCTGACGATCCTTATGGAGAAACTGCTCCAGAAGCGATTATTGAGTATTTGAAATCAGCGACAGGTTTGAGAGAAGCTAGTTAAAAAACAATCCACGTGGGTGACATCCTGCCTGGCCGTTTTTTAGGGGGACTTTACGTCCCCTTTTTTATTGGGCGAATGCTGGAGAATTATCTCCACTCCTACCACCAATTTCAACAAGAGCGCTAGAGCTAACGTTTCTATTGCCTTCAACAATTGTATTATTAACAGGTGTAATGTTTTCTGTCTTATTGACTATAACAGGTGCTTGATTATACGCAGAACTTGCGATAGCTTCGACAAGACGATCAATACTTTCGCTGGATATTTCTGATTTTAACGGCTCGCCCTGTTGTGCTCTTTGAAGCTCTGGGTTTTCTGCTTCTACCCTCTCTTCTAATGAAGCTCTATCCGAAGGAGTAACTGCAACATCAGGTTCTCCTTCTCTTGCAAGCCTTGCGTTATATTCTTCGAGGGTTTGCACTCCTCGTGTTTCTGTATCAAAATCTGCAATACCCTTTTCTATTCTATCATTAAGCAGATTTTCGAAATTCTGTCTTTGCGTTTCACGACGTTTAATGATTTCTTCTAATTCTTTTTTGCGAGCATCGCGCTGGCGCCTTGCAGCTCGCTGATCTCGGTTATTTCCAGTTATCGGAGTATCTTCTATGCTTTCGAGTTCTTCTCTCGCTTGATCAATTTCACTATTCAGCCTCTCTCGAGTCTGCTCTGCCATTTCTTCTACAGTTTTATTGTATATAGTTCCCATGTTTCCACGCCGACGTGTTTCGGTCCCGCCTTTTTTCAACGCATCTTGAATATCGTTGGGCAATCCATCGACGTCGTAGATAGCATCTCGAACTTCGTGATATAAAGTTTTACCTAATACATAAGCACCACCGAGAATTGCACCAGCAATTATACCTTTAATTCCAAACATGCTTCCTAACGTAGCAGCTCCAGCAATCGTTGACACGCCTTCCACACCATCTACGGAAGTATTCATTAATTGATCTGGAGTTAAACTTGCTGAGTCTTGTTTAAATAGTTCAGAAGCTTGTGATCCATAATAAACTAAACCAGATCCTACTGCTGCAATAATTGCATTTCTTCCAGTAAGTAATGATCTAAAGCCAGAGCCTCGGCCGCGGCCTCTACGATCTGGGTCATCGTCTGCCCCATCAACAGGTGGCCGTGCACCCCCTCCACTTCTTCGTATTGCTTCGAGCGTTGCAGCGGTGATTACCCCATCCTTTATCATTTCTGTTACTGGGCCAGCAGCTAATACTGCAGCACCTATTCCAAGCGCGCCCACTGCAGCTTGACCGGCTTTTTCTGCTAGCCTTTCTAAATTTTCAGGCGTTAAGGCTTGTTCCATCTGAGATAAGATGAGTGGTGTTTTTTCTGCGAGTATATTTAATGCATTGGAGATTTTATCCCATGATGTAGTCGCAATCGATTTAACCATTCTGTTTAAACCGCCTTCGGTTTTTTCATCAAGGAATCCATAGCCTACTGATAGTGCCGCAATTGTTCCGGCGCCTATCGCTAAATTTTTCATCGTGCCCATGCCCAATAGTTGTTTAAACAATCCTGGGCCGGCAGCTTTATCTTTTTCGCTTTTTAATTCATTTTTAAGCTTTTCTGTTTCAACTTTTTCTCGTAGAGCTTTTAATTCTGCAGATTCAGAATCTGCTTCAAGATCTGCAAATGCCCGATCCCTTGCTGCTTGTTCTGCTTGTCTTTCTGCAATGTCTGCCTGGGCGCCGATACCCGCGCGGACTGCTTCTGTTTGGGAAGCAATATTAGTCGAAATCGTATTGAAAATACCCTCGAACTTAGCCAGCTCAACTTTTACAGAGCGAATAGAATTACTACCAGAATTACGTAGTAACTCGCCTTCTCGTTTGAGGCGATCAATAATCGCTTCTGTTTCAGCCGACAGTTCAGCCATTTACTTCGTTCTCCATAAAGCAATTACTAGGCTTAGGATAATTTTCACTGAGAAGCATATTCTCAGCCCACTCGAGTTCTTGAATAAGTCTATTATACCAATGGGCATCATATTCAGTATTACGAGGATTGTCTCGCTCGATCTTTAACATCGAAATGCGCATTTTGATATACTCTTTCTTAGCCAACGCTTTCTTCATCTTACGGGTTTCCCGCTCGAGAAGTCCGAGCTTACCTGTTGTCGCGCATTCGAATTTTTGTTCGACCTTCATTGGTTCTTTTCCTTCTGCTTTTCAATATAGTTAATCAACATCTGAAAATAAACATCCCTTTCGTATGGCATTAAGTTTTCAACATCACTTATCGAGTATTTATGGTGCTGTGCCAATGCGAACACCATTTGATAATATTCGCCTAGACTAATATGACACAGCGTTAGGAAAAAAAACTGCGCATACCCTCCACAACGAATGTTTGTTCTTTACCCTCGTTATTCTTATACTTCATTTCATGCCGCAACTTAGGCATGGTTTCGAAAAACGTTTGAACACCCTTAATCACTTCACCAGGCATTCCTTCCATAAACTCATCAGTCTCATCTTGAGTATATTCAGAAAATAAATGTACCTCATCTTCTGAAGCAATCTTGTCTAAACAAGAAACCATAATGTAGTAATTTACAAGTGGATCTTTTGGATCCATTTTAACAATCTGCGCAAACTCATCGATCGTTGGATACTTGAGATAAAGAATATAGTCATCATTAACTCTCACCTGATTTGTATGACTTGGGTCTCTCTTTATTTCTACCTTATCAATATTAAGCTCAAGCTGTACTGTTTCTCTTGTATCCGGATCTTTGATTTCAAACATCACGGAGTTATCAACCGATCGAGCTCGAAGAATTAAAAGAATATATTCCAAATCGAACATTGCGAGATCACTTACTTCTCTATCAATCAAGCAATTATTTACGATTTGCCTTGCAGCAAGTAACTCTTGTTCTGGGTCACCGGATTCTGCTGCGACTAAAAGTATCTTTTCTTCTTTTACTGTAAATGGTCTATATCTTACTTTTTCCTTTGTCGATGGTAACTCCAATTCAGAAATCGGTAGATCGATTTTTGGTAAAGCCATAATATACTCCTAATAATTAAATGCCTAGCTTATTGCTAATATTGTCAAATGAGTTTGTAACTCTTGTCACGCGATTGACCGCATCCTGAATAGACGTGGGTCGCCCACCGCGTGTTGTTTGTCGTACGACATCTGCGAAGCCAGCGACTGCTCCAAGGATGTCAAGAATTCCTGTACCACGATTCAGACGTGATGTTGGTGATCCGGTCTTCTCGCCTGAGTACTCAATTCTCTTAAAGTTCATAGAGACTGGTACGGTCAAATAACTGTCATTGTTTTCCCACGACAAATCCATATCACCTACTACAGTGGGATAACATCCGTCGAGAATTACCTCGTAATATTTGTTATCAAAGCTTTCCGTCGAAAAATGTTTTACTGTTACTCGTGCAGAGTACTCATCTCTGTATCCAATTTCAAATGGAAGCTTATTATCGATCGTAGCAAACGGTCCACCTTTCGTTCCATAGTTTACTACTTGCTGAGCCCAGCGATGGAAGAACTGAAGAACCTGATGATCTGAGTCAACCATAAAAATTGTTTCAAGTGGACGAGCACCGATACCGACCGGCATTTGACGAGGTAGTTGTCCTACCTGAGCATTTTCTGCGGTGGTTATGAATACACCAGGAACGTTAGCTGTCTTACAGAAAAAGGTAAATTCTCGTGCACCAAAAACTTCATTACCGCGAGATGCACTATCTTTATAAGGTGTGATTGTAACTTCGAAGAGTGAGCTTCGAGCTGGTCCACCAAATCGATCGACAGTTGACTTGAACCTTGTAATATCGAATGGCATTGTTTATCCTCTAATAATTTTTCTTGAGTCAGCGTACACTTTCTGTTTAGACGCGCCGACAAATTTCGCCATCGGTAAAAAGAGAGCAATATCCCATTCGCTCGGACTAATGTATACAAACCTCGATCTCACTTGTGAGTTGAGGTAGTGCTTGATACAAGGTTTAAACTCTTTAAACTTTGATGCACTATTCAATAAGTCATAGGATAATCTTAGCTTAGTTGTCTCGTCATATTTTTTGTTTGTAAGCGTATCATAGAGTGCATCCATTAACTTAGCTCGTAACATTGGAGGTAAGTAATGTACGTTAATACCCATGAAACCGCCTTTTGCCTTATTTATTGGAAAAATAAGCGGATACCTATCCCAGTAAGGCAGAGTATCTTTATGTTTAGCATCGTACTCAAAGAGATACATGTTACCCATACGAGCTACATTTTCCATTGAGCTCTTTGAGTCTCTTAAAACCTTTTCACCTGACACACCAGTTTTCGAGCCAGACTTAGCAACATTCCTTGCTTGGTCTCGATACCATTCACGAGCTTTAGCAGTGCGCGCGGGTATCCTACCACTACGAACACCTTTTGCTAAAATTTCGTCAAAGATTGCTGCCACGGATTATACTCCTAATTCTTTTTCTGTCATGATAATAAAGCTCCATCCTCTATCAGCACAAAAGCTTCTTGCTGCTTTCCACTTTGCTTCATTAACACCATAGGTTTTCACCTCGTTGAGATATCGTCGTGATATCCGACCAGTTTTTGTAGCATTCTTCTTCCTTGGATCTGGTGGAAGTGTCTGCTTATAGGGCTTTATCTCTATCATTGTGGTGCCCGTCGAACCATCTTTCTTTTTGGCATGTACTATTACATCTGGAAAGTATCTGTGCACTCGTCCATCGATAGGTGATCGATAGGGCACAATTAACTCCTCCGATTGCCACCAAATAACATCCGGATTCTCATCAACATGGCGAAAAAACTTAAATTCCCACAAAGACCTATAAATAATATTGGTAGGATCGCCTTTGTATTTCTTTGGATTCTTAGGTCTAAACCTACCTCTATACGCCATGTTTCTCTCTTCGCTTTCCCATATAAATAAAGTGATAGATAGCTATTGTATTTATTCAAAAAGATAGGTGGATTAAATGGCCGGATTTACACGTCCCGAATGGGAAAAATCGAGAGCAACGCAATCTTCTGCGTTACTTTCATTCCCAACACAGCCTTTACCTCATAGCATACTTTTACAATTTAAAGAGTATAATTATGCCAATTTAAAGCCGGCTGGAAGCAACGATACTTCAGCCGACACGAGTTACCAATCATTAACGAGTGGATTGTATAAAAACCTTTCAAATCGAAGCTCCGAAGTTGCTAGTCAACACTCAATCGAATTACCATTCCCCAAAGATTTGACTGATGCTCAAGGCGTAAAAATTCAGGGATTCGAACGAAGCTTTATGTCAGAAAAGCTTTCTACATTCATAGCCGGGCTGACTGGTGCAGGATCTCTTGGTGATAGTGCAGCTGCTGGTCAAGCTGCGGCCGCAAGTGCTGCTGCAAAAGGGCAGGCTGTTCTTGATATTTTAACTGGAGCAGGAAGAAATCTTGCATCGGCCGAAGGACGTGACAAATTAAAGAGCCAAATATCTTCTATACTTGGTACGAGTGGAGAAACTGCCGGCCAGGTTATGTCGTATATGATGAGAAACTTTTCAGGCGATATCGGCCGAGCTTTAGGAGCAGCGGGTGGAGCAATCGTTAATCCTAACGAAACTCTTGCTTTTGAAGGTGTGGACTTAAAATCATATACATTTGCGTGGGATCTCTTTCCGGAAAATGAATCGGACTCAAGAATGATTCAGCAAATTGTTAAATCACTTAAGCAAAATATTTTACCTTCGTTTGCATCAATAACTGAAGTGGAAGGTTTGAATCGAGCGCTACTAAAATATCCAAACGTATGTTATCTTCAGCTTATTGGTGTAGATCCAAGTCATTGGCCAAAATTCAAGCCATGTCTGATTTCAAACGTTACAGTGAATTATGCTGGCGGTGGTCAAGTCGCAATATTAAAAGGCGGTAAGCCGGCTGCTGTAAATCTTTCAATTGCATTCAATGAATTGACTATTCATACTAAAGAAGATTATGCGGGCGAGATTGAAGGAATACCGCCGTACGAAGATGAGAATCCAATAAAAGAACCAACAGGATAATAATCAAATGACTAAGTATTTTGAAAATTTTCCTACTGTAGAGTATCAGGGTAGGATTGTAAAAGACATCACTCGAAGAAACAATTTTCTTCGGAGTGTAACAAACAATCCTTATCTCTTTTTGCCCTATACTGTATCTGAAGGTGAGCGACCAGAAGACGTGGCTCGTTTCTATTATGGGTCAGTCGATTATGTTTGGCTCGTTTATCTTGCTAATAATATTGTAGATCCTTATCATTCATGGCCGATGGATGAGTTTACATTTAACAATTACATCATTGCGAAATACGAAGAAGAATCCGGCTTAACAGGAGATGATGTTGTTGCATGGACTCAATCAGACAACGACGAGAACATCATATACTACGTAAGAGAGATTAACTAATGGCAGTAGACGAAATCATTTTAGCACCTGAATCCTTTCAGACGATTTACCTTCGAAGGGAAGACCGCGTTATCTTACGTACTGAGCAGGGTCGTAAAATTATTATTAAGCGATTGATTCCAGAAGAGTGGCAGCCATATCGAATTTATCAATATGAGCGTGATCTCAATGAAAGCAAAAAGGAAATTTTCTTATTTGATAAGCAGTTTACTAATCAGCTTTCTTCAGAATTTGCTGCTTCTCTTCGAAGCAAAGAGTAATATATGGCAAGCGGAGATTTCAATCCTTCAAAATGTCTTATCACAAAAGCAAAGGTAAAATCCTTTAATACTGGTAAGACTGAAAACATTATTGCGCTAATCGGTAAATGGTCGATTAGTCAATCGATTGATTCTGCGTCATATTCGATCGTGTTGTCATGTGCTGATACACTAGGTTGGCTCGAAGGAGATACTCCATTCGGAGAAGTTCGTGGTGAAGAAGAAATTGAATTAACTTTCCATTGTATGGATCTCGATACGAAGGTCAATATAAACGGTGTTATCTATAAGATTGATGCGGTACAAGCGACCGCTAATCACGGTGGCTTAGTCTATGATTTACACATCATGTCAAAAACAACATTTGACGCTGCATCTAAAAGAATAACAGAAGCATTTAAAGAAAAAACAGCGAGTGAGGTTGCTCGAACAATATTCAACAAGTACTTTGCAAAAATTGCTGGTACCAGCAACATGAAACCTGAGCAGCTCCCATTGAATGCACTAAGAGGTGGTATTGATTTAAATGGTGATGCGCCACGGGCCGTTTATATTGAGCCGACGGCTGATACACTGAGCCTTAAAACAATTATTCCAAATCTTCCGTCGCAAAGTGCTATGAGGTTTCTTGCTCAAAGAGGATATAGCGAAAAATCAAAGTCTTCTTCTTATCGATTCTTTGAAACACTGACTGGTTATTATTGGGTAACAGACGAATGGCTTATTGACTTTGGAAAGAATAATCCGCATCGAAGAAAAGAATTAGTTTATAATCCAGTCACGTCTCTCGATCCAAAAGATGCTGAGCTTCAAATTAAAACAATTGAGAATATGATTAATAGTCAAAAGGTAAATGACGCTGACGATATTACGAGCGGTGGATATAAGAATCGATGCTTTCAAATCGATTTACTGAGAGGTAAAGTCACCGATACACTTTATGAATATGATACTGGCGAGTTTACAGAGATGGGGCAGGGCTCGATTTCTGACGATATTCATACGTCTGAATGGATTAAAAAATACACAAATAAAAACAACGCAAAAAGATTTATTACCTTTGTCGATTACAAAGAAAAGAATGTGGGCGTAAATAGACCAAAGCAGTTCTATCCGGAAATTATTTCTCAGCGCTTAAAGCACGAACATCATATTCAATATACTTCTGCTATGCTTCAGCTTAAGGGAAGACTTGATATTGAACCTGGCATGATTATTGAC